AAAAGGGCCGAAATGTGGGGCAAAATGAAGGATTGGCTGAAAACTGCTTCAATCCCGCTTGACAGGTTTCTTAAAACTGATTTAATTTCGCCTATGATGAAGCCCGACTCCAAAGGGACTATCTTTTTGGAGTCGAAAAAGGACATGAAGGCACGCGGATTGGCCTCGCCTGACGCGGCTGACGCTATTTGCGTCACGTTTGCCTTCCCAGTAGCCCACCGTGAGGCGCGTGAATCCACGCAGCGCCGAGCGTACAATGGCAGAGGCGTGGTTGCAACTTCTTGGATGGGATCGTAATGGCTAAAAAGAGTGTGTCTCTAAGCGTTGGTCGCGGTGAAAAGTTGCCGGTCAGCAAAGGTGCTGGCTTGACCGAGAAGGGCCGCGCTAAGTACAATGCCGCAACGGGTTCTAACTTGAAGGCGCCAGCGCCTAACCCCAAGACCAAGGCAGATCAGGGGCGCAAGGATTCATTTTGTGCAAGAATGGGCGCAGTAGCGGCCAACGCCAAGGATGGCGAACGCGCTAAAGCAGCTCTTAAACGATGGAAGTGTTGATATGGCTACCAAACCCGGCTTATATGCCAATATCCATGCAAAACGTGAGCGCATAGCCGCTGGCAGCAAAGAGAAGATGCGCCAGCCAGGCGACAAGGGCGCGCCAACTGCCAAAGCGTTTAAAGAATCTGCCAAAACAGCAAAGAAGAAATAATCATGCCACTGGTTAAATCAAAATCACCCGAAGCCTTTCGCAAGAACGTCAAAGCTGAAGTCAAAGCTGGCAAGCCCGTCAAGCAGGCCGTTGCCATCGCGTACTCGGTCAAAAGAAGTGTTGCAGAAAAGAAGAAAAAATAATGGCTGATCCAACCGGAATGGTCGCGGCGGCTAATGTAGCCGCTGGCGGCAAACCACCAAAGTCTGACTCAGACATTCTGACAGTCGCCCGTGCGCGGCTGGACATGGCAGTCTCTGCACTGGCCGAGAGCCGTGAAGATGAGATAGACGATCTGCGCTTTTATGCCGGATCACCTGACAACCATTGGCAGTGGCCTGCTGACGTGTTGGCCACTCGCGGTGCGGTGCAGGGTCAAACGATCAACGCACGCCCAACGCTTACAATCAACAAACTGCCGCAGCACGTTCGTCAAGTAACGAATGATATGCGTCAGAACCGCCCAGGCGCCAAGGTCATTCCAGTCGATGACAACGCTGACGTGGAAGTGGCCGAGATTTTTAACGGCATGATTCGCCACATTGAGTACATCTCTGACGCTGACGTGGCATACGACACAGCCTGCGAGAATCAGGTGTCTTACGGCGAAGGCTACATCACCCTGATGACCGAGTACTGTGACGAGAACACATTCGATCAGGACATCAAAATTGGCCGTATTCGCAATTCCTTCTCGGTCTACATGGATCCGCTGATCCAAGACCCCACTGGTGCAGATGCCAAGTATTGCTTTATCACCGAAGACCTTACAAAAGCAGAATATGAGCGCCAGTACCCCGATGCTGCGCCTATCTCTACATTGCAGTCCCTTGGTGTAGGCGATCAGTCGATTAGCAACTGGCTCAATGAAGACACAGTGCGTATTGCCAGTTACTACTACATTGACTACGACAAAACCAAGCTGAATTTGTACCCTGGCAACCAGTCGGCCTTTGAAGGCACGCCTGAAGATAAGATGCTCAAGGACATGTTTGGCAAGCCAATCAAAAGCCGCATATCTGAGCGCCCACGAGTGATGTATTGCAAGATCAACGGCTACGAAATCCTTGAACAAAAAGAGTGGGCTGGCAAATGGATTCCTGTGATCCGTGTGATTGGCAACGAGTTCGAGGTTGATGGCCGTATTTACATCTCTGGCTTAGTGCGAAACGCCAAAGATGCCCAGCGCATGTACAACTACTGGGTCAGCCAAGAAGCTGAGATGCTGGCGCTGGCTCCTAAGGCTCCGTTCATTGGCTATGGTGGCCAGTTCGAGGGTTACGAGGACAAGTGGAAGACAGCCAACACAAACAACTGGCCCTATTTGGAAGTAAATCCTGACGTTACAGACGGCCAAGGTGCAGTTCTGCCACTACCCCAGCGGGCACAGCCGCCAATGGCTTCTAGCGGGCTATTGCAGGCCAAGGCAGGCGCATCTGAGGACATTAAGTCCACAACCGGCCAATACAACGCCTCTTTGGGCATGGGAAGCAACGAACGCTCTGGCAAAGCCATTCTGGCTCGTCAGCGCGAGGGTGATGTAGGCACTTTCCACTATGGTGACAACCTAACCCGTGCCGTGCGCCATGTGGCCCGTCAGTTGGTGGACTTGATCCCCAAGATTTACGATACACAGCGTATTGCTCGCATCATTGGTGAAGACGGCGAGACTAAGATGGTCAAGATCAACCCTGACCAGCCGCAACCCGTCAACAAGATTGTCAACGAGCAGGGTATTGTGATCGAAAAGATCTACAACCCAGGCGTTGGCAAGTACGATGTGGTGGCCACCACTGGCCCAGGCTACGCAACCAAGCGCCAAGAGGCACTGGAAGCCATGGCTCAGTTGTTACAGGGTAATCCCCAACTGTGGTCTGTGGCTGGCGACTTGTTTGTCAAGAACATGGACTGGCCTGGCGCGCAGGAAATGTCCAAGCGTTTTGCCAAGACCATTGATCCCAAGTTCTTGTCGGACGGCGAGGACGATCCAGCATTGCAGGCGGCGCAGCAACAGATTCAGGCCATGGGCGCTGAGATGGAGCAGATGTACCAGATGATCCAAAATGTCGGCAAATCAATTGAGATGCAAGACTTGGAGCGCAAGGACTTTGAGGCTCAGATCAAGGCATACGATGCCGAAACCAAGCGAATTGCCGCTGTGCAGGCCGGTATGACTGAAGAACAGATTCAAGACATTGCCATGGGTGTTGTCGCTGCGGCCATGGAGTCGCAGAGCATGATGAACCAGATGCCTGAGATGCGCGAGGAACCCATGCCCATGGAAGAACAACAAATGATGCCTCCCCCACAACAACAAATGGGAATGCCACAATGAAAGCCGCAGACTTTATCGGAATCTTATTCCTAGCCCGTGACGTAACGCACAGTGTTCACCTAAACACCCGCAGCTACAGCAAGCATGTGGCGCTCAACATCTTTTATGACCGCATCATCGGCGCGGCTGACGACTTTGCTGAAGCCTACCAAGGCCGGTACGGTCTGATTGGCCCTATCACCTTGCATTCGGCCAAGAAAACGGCCAATGTGATTGAATTTTTGCAAGACTCACTTGCTGAAATTGAGGCCGCAAGATACGATGTGTGTGATAAATCTGACTCATCGCTTCAGCAATTGATAGATAATATCGTTGAGATTTATCTTCGCACTTTGTACAAATTGAAATTCTTGGCGTAAGGACATATCATGGCTAACAAATATCAAGGCGCGGCTGACGCGCAAATCAAAGTCGGCGGCGGCAAGCTATACGGCGTGTTTGTCTCTAGCACGTCAAGCGGTACTTTTGCCCTGTACGACAGCGCAACAGCCAGCACCAGCGATCCCAAGATTGCGGCGACTGTGACCCCCGCAGCAGGCGGTCAGTACTTGAGTTTCCCTGCTGGCATCTGGTTCAGCAACGGTCTATACATCGACATTGCCAACACCATCGAATACACTGTCGTCTACGAATAAGGACTCGAAATGGCCGTCTTTCTCTCCCCTGTGGGCGGCGTTGCGGCCCAGTTCTTTACCAACACTGGCGCGGTTCTGACTGGCGGTAAGCTGTTTACCTATGCGGCGGGGACTACAACCCCTTTAACCAGCTATACAACTAGCGCGGGGACTGTCGCTCGTACAAACCCGATTGTTTTAGACGCAGCAGGCCGAGTGCCTGATGGCGGTGAAATTTGGATTACAGCAGCAGTTTATAAATTTGTTTTAAAAGATTCAAATGATGTATTGATTGCAACCTACGACAATATCTCTGGTATTGGCGCTTTTGCGGTTCAAAACTACACTGGAAACGGGACTACTGTTGACTACGCTGTCGCAGGAAATGTTGTAAATGTGTACATCAATGGTGTGTATCAAAATAAAAACACATACTCTACTGCCAACAACACGTTGACATTTAGCGAAGCACCCCCTTTTACTTCTCTCATTGAGATTTTGTACAACTGATAAGGATTGGTTATGGCTAACACAAAAATATCCGCACTACCAGCAGCCAGCACCCCGCTGGCGGGTACGGAAGTTTTACCAGTTGTTCAAGGTGGAATAACAGAACAAGTATCTGTTGCTAATTTGACCGCTGGTAGAGCAGTAAGCGCGGCATCATTGGCTTTGACAACAGCTTTGCCTGTGACCAGTGGTGGTACAGGAACAACTACAGCATTTACATCTGGATCCGTTGTATTTGCTGGCGCATCGGGTGTTTATTCTCAAAACAATGCGTCAATTTTTTGGGACAATACTAACAATCGTTTTGGACTAGGTACTGCTTCACCATCTGTTACCCTTCATGTTGAAGGCGGTAACGCACGAATCAATCGTGCATCAAACTCAACTATTTTGACTCTTGGCGGCTCACCTTCTGCAAACTGGGAAGGCGACATTCAGTTTGTAACTTCTAACAATCAAATCAATTGGCGTATTGCATCAAATAGAGCAGTATCTGGCTCATTTTCTATTACGCCCTCTACGGCAACAGGTGGAAGCACATTTTCAACCCCTGCATTTTTGATTGATCCAACAACAAACAATGTTGGAATTGGCACAAACACTCCAGGTCAAAAGTTAGAGGTTGCAGGCAACCAAAGATTTACTGGTAGTCAAGTTGGAACTAAAATTGAAAACCGAGTAACTGCGATTAGCGTAACTGGCGCAACAACAATTCTTGATGATGCTGGCGCTCTTGGTCGGCTTGTTGTTGTAAATGGGGAATCTGGGGCAAACAGGTTTTGCGATTTGGTGTTTTGTTCAACAAGCGTAAGCCCGTCTGTTGTTTCTTCATTTACAGCCGTTGGAGCGCCTGCCGCAAGAACTTACACTAGAAGTGGTAGTGCTTTGCAATTGGCAATGGCATCAGGAACATATAGTGTGTACGTTTTGGCTTTTGGATATTGACCAAAGTAACAAATTAAAAGATTGAAAGATCAACATGGCACTCACTAAAGTTTCTTATTCAATGATCCAAGGCGCACCTTTCAATGTGAAAGACTATGGTGCAACTGGTGACGGTGTAACAAACGACACAGTAGCAATTCAGGCGGCTATTAATGCCGCTGGCGTTTCTGGTGGAACAGTTTTCTTTCCTTCTGGCACATACATGATTGCTAGAAACATTGGAACCAATGATCATTGGGGCATCAAAGTGCCTTTTAGCAATGTCAATTTGGTTGGACAAGACACTTATTTCCAACGCTTTAATCCTGACATTAGCACTTATGCTTTGGCTTATCCATTATTGTTTTTGGGCGCACCAGACAGCAACTCAACGCCTGTTTCAAATATCAATGTTGAAGGTATTTTCTTTAATGGAAATAACACAAATCATGGTGTAGATGGAAGCTCGTTAAATGACAATCGTTATGCAATTGTGCTTAAAAACACAAGCCACACATACGTTCAAAACTGTAAGTTTTTTGAACTTGATTCTGGCGCACTTTGGTATCAATCCCCTGCTGAGTACGATTACACCAATAATGTGTATTACAACACCACCAAAAATTATATCAGTTTGATTCAAGCCTGTGAATTTTATGTAACGCCTCATGCCGTGGCTGGCCGTGCATTAGTCCACGCCATTAACGCGCAAGGTGTTGATAACTGTCGAATTTTAGACAATTATTTCAGTTGGTGTGATGATTGTTTAAGCGGTGAAACGACATACGATGGCCCTCTATCAAATCAAAATGATACTTACACACCTACAGTTTCAGGTTGGACATTGGGCGCTGTTCAAAGAACAGGACGTGATTGGACGTTTTCTAACAACAACTGTTACAACAGCACCGAACACGCTGTTTACCCAGCTGCCGTTGATGTTGTAATTTCAAACAATACTTTTTATTCGGATGCAACTACTCTTACTCGAAACACCGATGTAATAAAAATTCGTTCACGAAATGCCACAGTCACAGGCAACACAATTGCTGGTTATGGTCAAGGCATTTCAGTCAATGATCCATCGTTCAATGTGACCGTTTCAGGCAACAGCATTGCAATTTTAGGCGCCGCTTCTGCTGGTGGTGCAATTGATGTAAACAGTGATGGATTGGCGGCTTACATTACTGCCCGTTCAAGTTACATGACCAAATACTACCCAATGTCAAACATTGCAATTACGGGTAATACCGTGTTGTTTGAAGATGCAACAACCGCAGCGTTTTCGAACATTGGGGTTCGGGTTTACAGTGATTTTTTTGATGGCACAAATTATCCAAATGGACAAATCCAAGGTTTGACCATTTCAGGAAATTCGTTTTCAAATTACAAATATGGAATTTATGTAATTTCCAGCCAAACGAAAAACATTGTTGTTACTGGCAATTCGTTTTTTGCAAAACCTTTTACATCGACTGCATTTACAACTAGCACAACGATGAACACAGAAGCGGTTTTGGTAACAGAACAATCAGGCTCGGGCGAATCATTAACATCATTCCGAGAAATGCGTTTTGACAACAATATGGTTTGGGGTGCGAAATATCTTTTCTCCACACAAAATGGTGGTGGCGGTGCGGGAACTGTTGATGTGCCTTGGGGAATGACAGGTAACAAATTAAACTATATCCAATACATCAAAACTGCTGATATAAAAGGTTTTGCAATTTACAACGCATTTAGTAAAAATGTTGGATTTTATTTTCTTGATCGAACTTGGGGTGGAACAGCGTTGGATAACAGTTTGAGTGATGGAACAGGAAATTCAGACTTGCGCTATACATTTCAATACAATGGAACAAATGTGATTTTTTATACAAATGATTCCGGCACTTCTATCACACTTTAATTTTTGGAGAAAACATCATGGCATTGAAAAAAACATTTGAGATTTCTGGCTTAACAGTCACCGATGGTTATTTGCGTGTTACCAATGTGGAAGGCACAAAAAATAGAGTAGCTTATGTTGTGGCGTTTCAAACGTCAGCAGACCACAACGCATTGCGCCACGAATCATTTTCGTTCACGCCTAGCATGAACGGCGCAAACTTTATCCAGCAAGCCTACGAGAATTTAAAATCTCTTGAAGGCTACACAGATGCTGTTGATTGCTAACTGAAAAGAATTCCAGCATAATGCTGAAAACAACCGTATCGGCGAGGTTCACCGAGGAATCTTAGGATTCAGAAAACATGACTGAAGAAGTCCAAGCCCTAGCGGAAGTAGACTCCGCGCCAACCACGGATGTGACGGCCACACCTGAAGTTGCTGAAAGTACGCCGGAAGTCGCTGAGAACCAAGTTGATCAGGCCACAGAGGAAAAGAAGTACTCCCAGGCTGAAATTGATGCGATGATCGGCAAACGCCTTGCAAGAGAGCAACGTAAGTGGGAAAGAGAGCAAGCAAATCGGTCTGCGGAAACGCAAATCGTGAAAGCTGCACCAACTGCGTCCGTTGACCAGTTTGAAAGCCCTGAAGCCTATGCGGAAGCAATGGCGTATCAGAAAGCTGAAGAACTATTGGCCAAACGTGAAGCAGCCAAGCAGCAATCAGCCGTTCTCGAAAGCTATCAAGAGCGTGAAGAAGCAGCGCGGGACAAGTATGATGACTTTGAACAAGTCGCCTACAACCCCAAGCTACCAATCACAAACGTGATGGCTGAAACGATCCAGTCTTCGGACATTGGGCCTGAGTTAGCGTACTACCTTGGCTCAAATCCAAAAGAAGCAGATCGCATCTCACGAATGACGCCACTCGGTCAGGCGAAAGAGATTGGGAAAATTGAAGCCAAATTGGCATCAGCGCCCCCGATCAAAAAAACAACATCTGCGCCCGCGCCGATTTCTCCTGTTACTGCACGCTCCGCTGGAGCAGCAACTTTGGACACTACAGACCCTCGCTCTATCAAGAGCATGACGGCCTCGCAGTGGATCGAAGCTGAACGTGCAAGGCAGATTAAAAAGCTACAAGCACAGAACCGCTAATTTTTTTAAAGGACTTTTGAAATGTCAAACAGTATTCTGACGATTGATATGATCACAAGAAAAGCTCTCGAAATCCTCGAGAACAACCTTGTGCTTACCCGTAACGTGAACCGCCAGTATGACGACAGCTTTGCTGTTGAAGGTGCTAAGATCGGTTCCACACTGCGTATTCGCTTACCCGATCGCGCTTTGGTAACTGACGGCGCTGCCTTGCAAGTGCAAGACGACAACGAGCAGTTCACCACTTTGACCGTTGCCAGCCAAAAGCACATCGGTGTCAACTTCACATCTGCTGAATTGACCATGCAATTGGATGATTTCGCAGAGCGTGTTCTGAAACCTCGTATCAGCCAGTTGGCATCTTCTATTGATGCAGACGTGGCCAATGCGTACAAAACCATCGGTAACACCGTTGGTACACCTGGCACAACTCCTTCTACTTCTTTGGTCTTGTTGCAAGCCCAGCAGAAGCTGAACGAGAACGCAGCCGTGATGTCCCCACGTTACGCTACCGTGAACCCAGCTGCTAACGCTGGCTTGGTTGAAGGCATGAAAGGTCTGTTCAATCCTACAGACACTATCAGCAAGCAATTCAAGAACGGCATGATGGGCACTGGCGTGTTGGGCTTTGATGAGATCAACATGTCT